ACTAGGTAATCTGTAACATCGTTATCACTTTGGCGTCTCATATCACGACCCATAAGTCTGCAAATAAGAACTCTTCCTTCTGCACCCTTTGGATCATCATAAATAAAGTTGAGGGCTTTGCGAAGCATATCCTTACGTGATACACGCTTACGAGCATCTTCTTCTGGCTTATAAACATATAGTTCAGCCTGACCATAACGTGGTTTTTCGTTTCTCCAACCCATAGTACCATCAATAAGGTTATCTCCCTTGCCGTCTTTAGCATCACGAGATGGTGCAATGAATATACAGTTCTTAATGGCTTCCCAGTCCTTACGATCGATTTCATTGCTTAGATTGAATGTCTTGCCGTCTTCAATTACATAAACTTTATTTTCAGGAATAAAGTAGGCACCACTATTACGTTCATTATCTGTTAAAATCATATCTCCTTGCGAATTAACGCGCTTTACAAAATCTGGATATAACCCAGTAACAGGGTCTTTAACAGGCTAAATAAAATATTTCTAGCCTACTTTACCGAATACACTTCTCAGTATAATTACATCATTTAAATCATTTGCAGTCATATTTATTCATATATTTATATAAAAAATGTTAGGGGCGAAGGCGAAGTCCGCCCCTAAATATCTTAGTTATTAAAGCTCTCTACAGATAAAGCTTCTATAAGGATTGAAAGCAGAGATACCTGCATATCCGTGAAGAACGAGCTTAGAACCAGCTACTGGAGTAGCAACAGGTCCAGACTCTCCACCCTTGAGTCCACCAACACCAGCGATAGAGTTGCTGATGAATTCCTTACCCTTAAGTGAGAACTGAGCAATAGCAGGAGTATTATTTGCTTCATCGGCTGTTAGGTCGATGCATAGCATATAACCCTTCTCATTACCAAATTCACGAGTAAGAGCACGGTCGGTAGAGAACGAAATTTGGTTACCAGCAATGATATATGTATCGAAGGTAGCACCTACGCTGATATAACCATTAGCTTTCTTAGAATACATATAGCAAGTATCGGTGTGGAAACGTGCAAGATAATCTCCAAGAACTTGCTGTAGATCCATCCAAGCACGGTCATTAACGATAAAGTGATCAATTATGTTAATCTTATATTTTCATATAAGTTCAGACTATATCATTATCTTAATGGTTCTATGTTATCAGTATTTCCATAAAAGTATCGCCATCTAAAACCTCCGCATCTTTTTTGTGTTCCTCTAATTGCTGCTCCTATATTATTGTGAGCAGGCATTCCATTTTTAAGTCCTGCTTCTGCAATAGAGGAATAAGATTCTAAGAAGTTTCCACCATCATCATATTTAGCAACAGCTGCGTAACTTTTATTAGTTTTAAAGTCAAATTTAGTCTTATAAGACCAGTAATAGCCATAAGCTTGATTTGCTCTACTATTACATACATTACAAATTGCAGTTATTGCTGCTTGATGATTGTCAAACTGTTTGCTAGCTTCGCTAACTGATTTCCAACATTTTAAAAGATTACCTTGTAAATCAAATTGATAAACAGATTTTTGTTTAGGAGTTACTGCTTCTATATCAGATTCATCTCCATTATAGTATTTCCACTGAAAATCTCCACAATATTTGCTTCTACCATTTACAGCATTATAAATAGCTGAAAGATTTAAACTTTCTTGTGCTTGTTTTATAGATTCCCAAGTTCTAATAAATTTACCATCTAAAGTATATTGAGCAATTTCAACTTGATTACTTTCAGACATTGTAATTACTCCACCTTTAGTTAAATTATAAGTTTTTGAGGATTTAATAAATTCTTCATTTACTATTTCAGCTTCTAAAGCATATGCTTGCTTTTTGCCATCCTCTGTATCTGGAAATACTTGTATTGTTTCTCTTTTAAAATTTTTATAGCCATACTTTAATACAGCTTGTGGAAATCCTTTAGTTTTGGATTTACTGTCTTTATGCGTAACGCCACAGCCAATATATCCATCAAATATATCTGGGTTAGTTCTGTGAACACCTACGTAAATTTTACCATTGATTATATTAGTTGTTTTATATACTATATAATTCATAAGATATTAAACATTTAGTCGTTGAACATTTTCCCCTTACGGGAACCTTTGCTGCTGATTGTCTATTATTACGATTTTTAGGTCTTTATCACCATGAATCATACTTTAGATTCTTTCTATCTTTCGATGACCATCACACTTATCCTTTCAGATTATGTTGTGGTTCTAAAGTCTTTAAGAGTTTCCAGCAATTTGAATAATTTATTTATACAGCGTTCTCACGCTGCCCAAGCTATCACATTTAACTTGTTGCCAGTAGACTTATCAGCCTTTTCGTTTAGAGTACGGATAATAGTGTTGAATACCTCAAGACTCATCTTAGCATAAGCATACTTCGATGCGAATCTTTCAATCTGAGGAACAAGACCATCACCAATCGGAATATCACGGCCAGTATCTGGATCCTTGATGAGGCATTTACCAGTTGCTGGGTTAATATTACACTTGTTGAAGAGAAGTCCTTGACCACGAGAAAGCATAAACGAATTGAGAAGTTTCTTCTCAACTGGGTCCATCTTATAGATGGTTTCTTTCATCTTTCCGTCACCCTCACCCTAAGCAATCTTAATAAAGCTATTTTCAAATAATTTATATTGCTCAGAATAACTAGCATCATTACGGAACATTGTCATGTAGTTACGATGCTTTTCGATAGAACTTTGTTCCTTGATGTATCCTTCTTCTGATAGTTCAGGATGTGCATTAGACTGGAATCTTGTAGTATCACCAGGCTGATAGAAGTTAGTAGTGTCAATAGTAACATCATAAGTGTTATCAATTAGACGAGCCTAAACTTCCCAACAGTTGTCTGATTTACGAATTGGACGAGATACTACAATAAATTGCTGACGTGTTTGGTCATCCTTGAAAATATCATATTTCTCATAATAACGCTCTGTAAAGTAGAACGTAATTTCAGTTCCATCTGCACCATCACCAACTGGAGCAAGAGCATAAGGAATTCTCTTAATGAAATTAGTTTCAATTTCATACTCCCAATACATTGCATCAATGCTTTGGAACTTGTTAGCTGACTTCTCATCATTGTAGTAAATATTTGCAAGTGAGCGAGTCAGAAAATCTGCAGTAAGATCCTTATTCATACGAGATACAATACCTAACATATGAGGTTTTGTGCCTACAAATTTGAAGAAGTCTTCATAGGTATGAGTCTCAGACATAGTAGGTCTTACAGTTGTGTAACTAGCTACAATCATAAACTTTTCTAAATTTTAAAGATTAAACATTAGCCATACAAGTCATCTATTGAGTTGACTGATCTGGTCGGATTCTTAGTATAAACTACTTTTGATGTACCTTTCTTTCCATCGGCAAGTCCTCTTTGATATCCAGATACATTTGCTTTAGATATCTCTTGAGCAAAATAATTTTGTATTGTATCAAATGCTTGCTGTCCATAAAGAGCAAACCAACTAAGTTTAACAAGCATATTTGGATCATTCAAAGCTTTACCTAATGTACTCATTCCGGTATCATCTACGTCGAGTATGAACGACATTATATTATCTCTATCATTATCATCAAGATTTAAATCTAAATTTCCTATTTTATTAAATTTGGTTAGACTATCATTAACACTGTTTGCAAATTGTTGATAGTTTTCTTGAGCCTATTGCTGATATTGAAGTTCTTGTTCCTTTAAGTAGTTTTGTTCCTACTACTTCAATTCATTTCTAATACCAGCAACCTATCTATTAAATAAGCTTTCATTCTTTTTAGCCTCATCTAAAGCTGTCTATACGTCTTCATCGCTAATATCTGGAATTCTATCCTAAAGGTCAAGAATAAATATTTCATCGTCAGTTAAATCATCAACACTATATTGCGGAGTTTGCTATTGAGCACTCTGAGCACTAGCTTGCTGAATACTGCGAATATAATCTGCAGGAGTTAAATTACGTCTACGTATATCATTAATTAGAGTGATTTCATCATCAGTTAAATCTCTTTCTGGAGAACCTGTTGAAGTTTTAAGTATATTCATCTTCTCTTCAAATGACAAATCATCCCAATTCTTTTGAGAATATCCTTTTTCATCTTCAAAGGATATTTTAGATTTGTCATTAATTCCTATATACTTTAAATAGGAATCTAAGACATCTTCAGGTTCTTCTTCTGTAGTTCCTGGATCCTAAGGCTATTCAGGCATCTAACCTATCTCTAGCTCGGGTTCATCGTCATGTGGTGGTTGTTGTAACTGGATGTCGTCATCATCCTCTAAATCTAGATTGTCAATTGTAAATTCAGCCATAATCATTAATTCATTAAAAATTCATTCACTTATCTTTGAAATACTCTAAATAATCTCTTCTAAAATCTTTTATATTAAATGAGGGACAAGCTTTTGCTGCAAACTAATTATGACAATAAACATTATCTATTTTTAGATTATATTTATCTAGTAGATACCTAACTAATTCAAACAAAGACTATTTTTGCTACTCTGTTCTTGTATCTTTAGGTGGATAACCTTTCTTACTCGAACTTCCGCCAATATAGCAAATTCCTATTGATTTGCTATTATGGTTAGTGCAGTGCGCTCCGACACAATTTTCAGGTCTACCTGTATGTATAGTTCCATCTCTATATATGATGAACTAGTATCCAACACAAGTAAATCCTCTAGCTTTATGCCATATGTCTATATCTTCTACAGTATAATCTCTTCCCTCTTGAGTATCGCTGCAATGTAATATTATCTCAGTTGTTTTATTCCTTTTCTATAGTTTACCCTTAGGTTTAACTAAATGTTCGTAAATTTCCATAAAATTCAAAGTAAGCTAAGAGTATTCTAACAATTGATTAATATTAACTCAAATTAACAAAAATTCAAAGTAATTTAGTAAATTTTTATTAATTAGTAAATTACTTTGAATTTTTGCATTATATCTTAATTAAATAGTAAAAATTATAGTTAATCAATTACTTCAATACTAATATTACCTATCTAATTTTCTAGAGCACTAATTCTTGATTCATATTGAGGATTCGAACTACTACTTCCTGGAGTTAGATTTTCCAAAGCAGTTTCTACTGTGTTTAATCTACTATTAAGATCATTAAGCCCAGTGCTAACTAGCTAAAAGTTACTAGCTATAGTTTCATTATTTTCTGCATGCATATCTCCAATAACCTTCCATAATCCTGTTATTTCCTCGTTTAGTGCTTGCTCTAGGACTGCCACTCTATTAGATAGTCTCACATACGCTTCCTATAGAGTATCTGGTTCTGGATCAACTGGCTATGGATCTGGAGCAGGCTCATCTTTAACTACAGCAACAAATGCTCTAAATGGTCCAACAGAAGATCCAGGAGACCAAACTTCTTTACTAGATGTATATATAGAATTAGAAGTTACTTTTTCATAGGTTCCCTTAACTATAAATTTATAATCTCCACTCGTAAAGGTTAATTCTTTAGGAACAGATGGAT